AGTTATACCAGCGAATGATATTCTGTGGGTCGTGCCAGTAATTTTGAATTGTTTTAGTAGTATCCCAGATAGCAGGCGGTGCGCTTGGGTCGGCTATGTAACGCTCTGCCGTACGCCACAAGACCATATTGGGATTGTCGCGACTGAATGAATACCAAACTTTCCTATATCCGCGCGGCTCCCAGCCCTCTGGCACAAAGCGTTGCCAATCCGTGCCTGTATAGTCAGTTGGCACATAACCTTCGCGCTGTGCCATCTGCATTCTCCAGCGCTCCAATTCCATTGGGTTCGGGTAATAAACAGCACCCTCATAAGGCAGCGTTCTGGGTTGCTCTGGTTGCGTAGGCTGTTGTGGCGCGGGGGGCTGTTCTGGTATTTCGTAATATTCTGGCGGACGAGGAAGTGGCATTACTTTACTCTCCAAGTAAGATAAGTTTCATAATAAGACGGTTTGCGTGTAGCTTCAGCGTTCCGATAAAATGGATTAGAAGTGTAATCATACGAACCGCCACCACCCCAACCGCCAAAGCCAAAATCTGGGAAGGTATAATCTGGCAGATATGCTGGTTGCCAACCAGGCCCAGTATATGGTTGGATTGGGCGCTCATTGACGTTTAGCGCAAATGCTGTTGGGCCGTATTTTTCCATAGTGCCAGTCCACCAACGGCGCACATTCTGCCCGCCATAGGCAGGCGTTTTTGCTTGATAGCGGGGTAGATTTTCTACAGCTTGTAGATAATTAGGAATAGAATAGCCAGTTCTAACAAGCCCTTCAAGAACGGCGCTACCTGGTTTGGCGGCTAAAATAGAGCGCACATAAGGCGAAGCACTAATTGTTTGCTGAAATTGTTGGTTATAGCCATAAAGCGGCCTCATTGTTTCGGCATAAGTATCAACTCCCAACGTGGCTCTGCGATTAGCAGCTGCCCATTGTTCCATCAGGCTTGATTCCATCATCTCTAAATATTTCTGTTGTTCCAGCCTGGTCTGTTCGGCTTTGCGTTCCCAATAGGATTGCTGTTCCCAAGTTGTTGGAGGAGTTGTTGGTTTTGGGGTTGGCTTTTTAATTGGTGGATAATAATCATCATCAATTCTTGGTTTTGGCATCTCAACCTCCGAATTGGCTCAATATTGACATTGTTTCAGGATGCTGCTGGGCGACCTGACTCAAGTTCTTGTCGCTCTTAATTAGCCCAGCCAGCATAGCTACGGCAGCATCGGCTGCTGGCAGATACCAGGCTTGTTCCAGAATAGTAAACTGGCTTTTGGTATTAGCCTTAGCCATCAGATAAATATCTGCAACCTGCATCACATCTAACATATTAACCCTCTTGTGCTTCTTGAGCCTCTCCTGTGGCGGGGATAGGCTGTTCACCCAGCCCTGGGATTGCTCCCGTTGTGATTTGAGATAGGCCGCCCATAGCAGGATTAAACTGTTGATTAGGTGCGGCAGCTCCAGCGGTCATACCAGCCAAGCGTTCTAAACCACCTGGCGCGGCTGAACCAGCCTGCTGCTCGGCTAATCGGCGTTGTAATTCTTGCACATAGGCGGCCATCTGCTGCGACTCCATTGATTGTTGTTGAACAGCCTGCGCTTGTTGCGCAGCCTGTTGCTGCATCATGGCCATCTGCTGTTGTTGAGCCTGTTGGGCTTGTTGGGCTTGTGCTTCCATTTCGGCGGCGATCTGCTTTCTAATCTCAGTTTCCATAGCCTTTGTAAAGTATTCCTGTGTCATCTGGCGCTCGAACATTTCTTGGGTAATTTGCTTGTCCATGTCCTTCGACTGGCCGATATTGAGAATGTTTTCGCGGATCCACGATACCGAAGCCAAGCTCTTATCCACCATCATGGCGGCGGTATTAGCCTGTTGTAACTTGTCTTGTGGCAGGCTCATATCCAGAGACACATCAATAATCAGGTTCTCTGGGATTTCAATTGGGTCAATTTCAAGTTTGCCCTCTTTGGACAGGGCAGTCCGTTTCTTACCGCTATCACGAATCATCTGGAACATTAGCTCAAAGGCAGTCCCGATGCCCCACCCGCCTGTGCGCTGGGTAGCCACGAGAGGCAGGCGTCCAGACTGGGAGAGTAATGCCACCGTTGAATAAGCCTGATTAGGCACAGTAGGCTCGCCGAGAGTCTGTTTGTAGATGCTGGACTCTTCCATCATCTTGTTTAACAAGTCCATACTATACAGCGTGTCCTTATTGAACACATTAAATTCAGCGGGCTGGAAGTCCTCGCCAGGCCCCAAATGCAAGATACCGCCTGGCACAGACCAGTCCACTTCCATTTCGGTTTCGCCAGGAACGGCCTGTTTGTGGATGAAGGTAGCGTTGCTTGCGACAGCGAACAAATTAGTGAACAATGCGGATAGCTGTAGGTTATGCCTGTCCCACAGTTCACCCTTTTCGATGGTATATAAAAACGGCTGGAACTGTTTTTCGGGTTCTTCGTTCAGGCGTGAGCCTTCGCCGCCCTGAACCACGATTGGAATACAGGGCATATTGTGTTTTCCGCCGATAAGCGGCTCGTCCATACCTTCAACCCAAGCGTAATGTACATCCAAGTCCCAATAATCGTGATAAGTGGTGGTATCGGTGGGTGCGCGCTCTTCCCATTCTGGTAATCTGCCGAATTTTCCGAACAAATAGGCATAAGTTACGCTGGTTTGGCGGTAATAAGCCCGCAGTCCGTACTCATCAAACTCGGCAGAGCCACATTTAGGGTCAAGTGGCTCGAGTAAGTATGGAGTAGCCTTATTTATGTGTTCGTAACGTTTTCTGGCGGCTTTGGACATGTTTTTATTGGACTTTTGGGCTAAATTAAGCAGGTCATCGGTGTCGATGATAGCCAAATGGAACTGTCCATAGCGTAAAAGGGATGAAACCAGGTCATAATGCACGGGTTTTTGCATGATTCTGCCGCTTTGGTAGATGACGGCGTTGCACAGGCGTTCGATTAAGTCAGCTTTTTCGATTGAAGCGCGATCGTTCTTGTCAGCAGGCACGTTAATAATTGGGTCTGTGGCAGTTAACAGCCTCATTGCGCCCAAAAATTCATTGCGGGGCTCTGGAGAGATGGTAAATTTGAGATTTTTATTTTCGGGCTTGTTCTTCCACTCCATAAAAATCATCTCGTCCATCTTATCTTGCAGTTTATGCAAGTTAGAATAGCGGTTTAACAGTTCTTCGCCGTGGGCTTTAGCTTCGGATAGAGTTAGCATAATAATTAAATCCTTTCAAGTTGGGCAAAGGGAGACTTTTCAATCTTTGGCAGCTTCTTATGCCCCATATAATCGCGCACGTTAGACAAGGCATAGCGTAGCGCATCGTACGCGTGGTCATCCATGTGAGTGTCTACATCCTCTCTTCTATTCTTGTCATACATTAAATGGCTCATTTGGTTGATAATATTTGGGCAGGTATTGAAAAATAAGATACCTGGCTGTCCGTCTTCCATAGGCATCAACAATCTATCAATGGCTCGTTTCCCATTGAGACGATTATTATTGCCTTTGATAATTATACACCCGTTGTCAACATAGGTTTTAGCTGCCGAAGTGGATGATTCATCGCCCCGACTATTCCACATACTGGGGTCAGCGAAGCGGATGATATGCAATTCTTCATCGGTAGAATTGTCCAGGATAAGGCGGGCTTGTTGGCGGTCGGTGAGTCCAGCCTTATACAACTCCTTATACACGACCACCCGTCCGTTATCTGGGTTGCGGGCGGTCCACAGGGCACAGAAGGGAGCATCCGTGCCGAAGTCAATCCCGACTGTGCGTGTCCAATAATCGGGGATTTCAAAAGGTTCTACAACGTGTTTGGCTTTATTAAAGTTATGGAATGCCAATCCCTTGAACACGTCCCAATCGCCTTCGAGCCAGGCGCGGCGCAGGTCTTCGGGTAATCCGCGCAGCATCATCCAGTAGTTTTCGTCCAGATGGTTATTATCGGCGGGCAGCGCTCTGACAAAGTTGAACTGGTCGGAGTATGGGCGCATTTCCTCAGGATAGATATGGTCGATGAAATAGTTTCTTGTCCACTCGTTCCCGATACCGTCTGGGTTAGAGCCTGCGATAAAGCGGGTATCGGGGAAGTTAGGCCAGCGGAGTGAACCCAAGATGATATTGAAAACGTCCACGGCATGTTCGGTCAGTTCGTCAATGGCTATCAGGGCAAACTCAGCCGACTTATATTTAGCGGTGTCATCAATGTTACGCAGGCAGATCACGCCACCGCCATACTCTTTGTTGATGTAATAGCCCAGCCCCAATGTCTTACCTTCCCGCAAAGTGCCCAGCCAATCGGGGAACTCGGAGACGATCTTGCTGATTTGGCGGTCGCGCAGTTTAGAATAGGTTTCGGTGAACAGTCCAGCGACCAGACCAGGGTAGCCATGATTAGACCAATATAAGAGCCAGCCGAGAGAAGCCCAGCGCAGCCAATAACTCTTGCCAGGCCCGCGGCTGCCCCCAAAGAGGGTGAAGCGGTATTTGAATAGTGAGTCCCACGCCTCTTGTTGTTTAGGCGTGAAATTTGCCATCTTTGAGAAGTTAAAAGTTTCCGACACTATTCCTCTTGTTCCTCATCCTCTTCGATAGTCTCATAACTTGCATCGGTGATTTGGGCGGGTTGGACATTCTGGACGACAATATCATCATCGTCATCATCATCCCCTTTCCGCTTGACGGGCATATCAAAGATGATGCCTTTTGTTCCTTCTGACAGACCGATTTCGGTTACAGGCGGTTCGATGTAGCGTAACAATTTTATCAAGTTAGAGAGCCACTCATCGGCGCTAAACTCAAAATGTTTCCCTGGGCGGAGTCGGCCACGCCTATCAAAAGAGCCAGGCAGGAACACTTCGCCAGTAGTGATAAGCTGGGCGAGGGCGTCTGCCATAATGGCTTTACGTTTGCGACGGATGCGGTTATTTTCGTCAAGCGTATCGACTGTATCAACGCGGACTTCAAAGGCATCTTTAATTGCTTTAGCAAGAGACTTGGTAGTAGTCCCTCTACCAGTCTCTTTACGCATTTCAACCATTGGGCCTGGTTTAGTGCCTTTGACAAACCTCCCCGTCTCCTTATCTTTCAGATAGCCAGACTTATCGTAATAAGTTCCAGGTGGTGGTGTAGGCAGGTTATTATTATCTGACAATTGTTCTCCTCCACAAACATTATACACAGGCATTATATCACAAATTATGGATTAAAATAGTGACATCTAAGCCTCCTTTTTGAATGGCAAGCCAGCCCTATTGATTTAATAGTGCTGGCTTGTCTGATATTAAAAAGGGGTCGGGGCTGGAATGAACCCAAACCCCGACCATACTGCCGCGCGGCGCCTCAGGCGTCCCTGAGGGAGACAACCAATCTCAAGAAAGGCTGTAAACTTATTATAGCAGATATTTTGCGAATTGCAAGTTAATAATAAACGCCCATTATTGGGCGTTTAGTTCTGCGGTTCGTCACCACAGTGATGTATGGGAGTATTGACCCGCTTCAAATAGTATAGCACAATCTCACAGGATTGCAAATTAAAATAAATGACCCGCCTCGGTCCGCTGGCTCTTTCTCATAAGCGCTTATGAGGTTGACTTACTCCAACTTCAGCTTGCGCAAGCTTTGCTGGAATGCCTCGCGTGGCGGGTACTGTTAGAAGTATTATACTCTGTGTAAGAAATCTGTCAAGTGCTGATGTTTTAATGACAATAAATATCACTCTTGTGTATCACAGCTGAGCCACAAAACAGTTTGTGTCTCATAGAATAGCCAAAATGAGACACAAAAAAATCAGCCCACTGTTCTGGGCTGATGTCAAAGGATAAACCTTCCACCTCCATATAGCTGGATTGATTGGATTATAGCATATTATTATCGTGTAAAGGATATTGTAAAAGGTTTACATGAGTTCAGGATAATAGACGAAAAACGTCTATTGTTTTATATGAGAATTGGTAATTCGTCACTTTTAGCAATTTAGTGACGAGATACGATTATTCCCACATAATTCTGTGCAGCTCGTCATCGTGCTCACGTTCTGCGTGCCGATCGGCTTCGGTCTTCTCAGCATCCGACTTATACTTGTGCCCTGAGATTATATCGTCAATAAGAGTATAAACGCCCATCCCAATCACAAAACCGATAACAATCAACATTGGTTCCATAAGTTTAGTATAGCACGATTATGCTAATCACAATTTCATTGCATCAAGTTAGCTAAAATGCTCACTTACTACAATCCAAAATTCAGTCATTGAATACCCATTTTACATTTTGGTAAAATCCATCTTGCAAGATTTGCATGACCTATACCAAAGAATAACATATATATATATAGGGCTTCGCCCAAAAAATTGAATTTTGGCTTGAATTGTAGTAGAATATTGTCCAGCAGACCAGCTTACAAAGACCAAGCGAATCCACTTCACCTCCTTCCTTCACCTTCGTCACGTCAGGCTGGTCTGCTTATATTAAAACACCTATCCCACTAATCAAAAAATAGCCCAAAAAACAAGCACACCATCTATTTTGGATAGATTATTCCTGTTTCAGCGTAAAATATGAATTTGAGGCTTATTTTTACGTCTTAGAGGCTATTGAGGGACTTTTGTGCGGTACTATTTTCTGGAGGGCATACCCTCATCCTCACTGATGATAAATGCAGGTAGTCCCCCCTCTTGGTTAGTTGGTTGGTGCTGCTGCTGCGGGATTTGAGATTTTATAATTTCTCTCATTGGGCGCGATTTATGGTTATGATAAGTGTA